TCTCGTACTTCCTTTGGAGGTTGTACAATAAACATGTTATCAATTAATGAAGGTGTAATCCCTTTAATAACAGTAGACGATGTCGGTACAGAGTCTGTAGTTGCGACCATTGTAGCAGCATAAGCTTGGTCTAATGTAACAGATCCAGCATCGTTTGATACGATTATCGTACCTGATGGATCACCATTATCGTCTGGCAATAATATAACTAATGATCTTCCGAGTTCATCAATAGTTGTTGTAAAATCTGTTCCACGTACCGCAATAGATGCAGTAGGTGTTTGTATATCTATATTGGCTTTATTAACTAATCCTAATCGACCTGATGCAAACCGTGCAGTACCCATTGCCATTTTTAATGACATCTTAGAAAGGTTAGGATTAGGATCGTAGTATATTTCGTCGATTAATACAAGTGAATGCTCTTTTAATTGTAGCTCTGCTTTGTCTTTAAACTCTATTAACATACGACCCTTTGCTGTTTGAGCCTGATCGTATAGTTCTACTTGTTGTGTTTGGATTGATTCCTTATTACGGAGTATTGACGTAACTCCTGTTGATTCTCTTACATCACCTATGGAACTAGCAAATACACTAGAACCATAGGATAGTAAGAAAATACAATTAAGAGTCGCCTGCTTGGTCTTTCTGTACAAGCTGAATAATCGCATTGTCTGATGTAACATCAAGAACGATGTTAGCATTTGGAGAAGTACAAGATGTGTCGCCACTATTTGCACATGTACCTGAAGTCTGGCTGATATCTACATCACCACTATCGCCTACGAAAGTAAACTCAAGATTTTGAGCACCATCGTTCTGCAATGTGTTAATATCATTTGAATCACCCGTTACGTCTAATGTCCAAACGTTATCATCACTTTCAAAGTCTACATCGAATGCATTTGAACTACCTAATAGAATAAGATCAGCGTCTAGTCTTTCTGCACTAAACTCATACCCTTGGTCTATATCAAATGTATTAGAATCTCCTGTGATATCGAAGTTGATATCCGAACTGTCCGCACTACCGATATAACCAATATTCCAATCTGTAGTATTTGAATCACCTGTTACATTTAGAGTAATATTACTGCTATCTGATACAACTGGTCCAAACAATACGTTTGAATTACCGGTAAAATCAAGATCAATATTTAGTGATGAACCTGTAATAGACATGTTAGTTCCAGAGCCAGAGGAGAAATCATCTCCACCAACTTTGTTACCATAACCGATTTGATCGATATACAATTCTAAGGTATCACCAGATTGAGTAATCTTAATTTCGTTATCGTCAGTGGAGCCAAAAACAAAAGATGTCGACAATAGTACTACTATACTAATTAGTTTCTTCATTTTGGTTATCCTCTAACTTATGACCTTCGTTAGTCCCATCACTTAGATGAGGGTGGCGATGGCCGTCCTTTATTACCCAAAAGCCTCTGTCATGGCCCTGGTATATTAGTTCCAGTACTCCCGCTTCAATAGCCGTTCGTACCGCGTATGTCACTGACTCATTATTACCCACTCCGTCCTCATACTCTAATAACCGTGTGCCTTGTTCATAGTATCTGAACACATCACCATTGGATCCATAAGACAATATAGTCTTACGAGCCTGGACGTTTAACAAAACTTCACCAGTAAGAACAGACACTGCTCTAATGGCTACTGTTACTACATCCTTGTGATACTTCTTGGAGAAACCAACACCGAGCGTTCGTGCGCCTCGACCACCAGTTAATACGTTAGTATCATACCCTATAATTCCACCTTCTATTATAATACCTGCAAATAATAGTGGAGCTACACCTTGCGGCTTATCCTTGTCCGCAAATTCTTTTCTAGCACTTCGTATAATCTGTCGCTCTCTGACTAGATTATCAATGCCTTGACGTTCAACAACTCTAAACCACTTACCATTAGCAGCAGTTTTAAGAGCATCGACTAACATTTCTGTTCCGCCTTGAGTTACTGCTGTAGAAAAATCAGCAATACCTTGTCTATTCTTTCGTTGGCCTGTTTTATCAGTAAATCCATATACGGCAACTACAGGCATTTCTATTGCAGCTGGTAGGTTTAATAGATCTACAAATGATGGTAACCTTATTGCTTCTGGTTGATCAACACATACGTATTTGCGAGAGATGTGTTTTCGAAATATATCTTCCTTTAAACAATTCTGAGGGTCGGCTGAATACTTAGGAAAGCCTGCACATCCTGATAGAAAAAGAGTAGATAGTAAGATCCATTTAAACATCCCATTCCTCGTCTAAATCAAAATCTATATCAGCAGTATCAGGATCCTGTGCGAAGTTACCAGTTCCTACCGGTATTTCAATAACAGTTTCAGTGCCGTATTCGTCTACGATTCTTAACTGTATTACGTCTTCGCCTGAAGCTTGAGTGAGTGTCTCATAGGTTACAACATTACCCTCAAGAGTAAATGAACCAAACGTTGCAGCATTATCGTTAGAGAACATTGATTCAACAAGTTGTTTAGACATTTGAGAATAGATACGACTCTCTAAGTTACGAATAAACTTAGCCATTGTAGTATTTTCAGCATCTCGTTCTGCAGCCTTTCGTGCAGCTTCTAATGCATCTTCAATTGCTTTCTTACGTGAGTGTTCTTGGTTCTCAATGGTTAAATAATGAGCACCAGTTCCTACACCACTGAACGATGGGTTTTTAAAATCGAATACTATATCTGCTTGTACGATACCACTAAGTAGTATTAATGCGAATATGCTATTTTTCATTATCCTTTTGTTTTTCACTCTCAATAATCTTTTGCCGTTCTCGATATTCCAAGACTACGTTTACTTTTTGCTGTAATCGTATCATGTCTTGATCAAGCATCCGTGTTTGGTCTATCACACGAATTAAGGCTATATGCATTTCATCTATTTTAGGTTGAATATGTTCATTAATAAAGGCCCACACATACCAAATAAAATAGCCCATGCCTACAGATAAGACTGTAGGGAATCCATATTGTGAGATTAATCCAGCTATATCTTCCATTAATCTCTTCTCACGTCTACTTTGCCATCTTCAACAAAGTTTTCAGATCGAGCTACTCTATCAATATCAGGCCTTAAATCTAAAGCACTCGATACTAGTAGATCTATTTTCACTATTTCGTTACTCATAGTCCTTGCTCTATTCTGTAAAGAGTTACAGAACATTGTTAGTGTTTCTATCTGATCGACAATACCTTGCAGGATTTGTTTAATTACAATGAATATAAACAACCCCATAACCAAGGAGCCCGCTATTGGAGCTCCTACTTGCGCGATTAAACCAAAAACTTCACCCATTAATTATATATAAGGTTTAGTTAGTGAAGCCGATCTTTACTACTTTAGGAACACCAGTGCCAGCGCCAGTCTTCTTAATAGTTTCATTACTAGCTTTTTGTAAGTTAATTACTTCACCCTGAACCATTGTAAATTTGCCAATAACATCACCTGCACCAGCTACCTGAATTGAGATTTCCGCTACGCCTGTGCCAGTATTATGGATTCTAACTAATTGTGATGATCCAACATTTGATGCTGTTCCTGTTAGAGTAGCTTCGACTCCTAAAATTTTTGTTGTACTTGCCATTTCTTTTAAACCTCTTCTAATCGAGACATTAACCTTTCGGCTCTATTTGTTACTTGTTTATACCAACGTGAATCTCTACCTTCAACAGCAGCTTCTTTCCAATCACCAGCTACAAGAGCTTTATTATGATTCTTAAATTTGCTTAGTCGAGTACGGCCCATATTAAACATCATGTTAGCAACAACCTGTTTTACTTCTTCTGGATAATCTTCCCAGCCTTCATGTAGAATCTTACAGTCGTCAATAACAGACTGTACATCTTTCTCAAAAACTTCGATGACACGGTCTTCTGATACAGCCGTACCAACATCTGCTTCGTATTCACCATCTGATTCTAATACCAAATGTCCAATACCAAACGTTGGATAACCTAAGTGATCTAAGTATATCTCATTCACTTGGCCTTCATCAATTATTAATTGTTCTCTTAGTTTATCAATATTCATTATAACTCCTATCGTATAATTTTGCTTATTAAGTCTTCGAATTGTTCTATCTTATCTACTCTATTTGGCCATAGAATATATTCCTTATCAGGATTTTTCTTTAGGTTACTAAGTAGTGGTAGGATAGCGTTGTAAAGTTTATTTAATTTTTCTTCTAGGTCTTTAGCTTCAGCGGATGCATCAGAAGCTACAGTCTTGACCGACTGTACTGCTTCTAGTTCATCTTCATCAACTGCTGTAAACCCAAAATCAAAATCTAAAAGATTATCTGACATAAATCTATTCCTCGTTAATAGATCTATTTATAATCTTTTTGACCTCATTGCGAGAGTTTTGTTTCTTTTTATTTGGTACAACTTGGTGGCGTTTAAAAGGGCTATCCTGGTCGAACAGTACTTTGTGGAATCTTGTCTTCGGCCGTTGTGGCCTTCTCACTTGTTTCATCTTTATTCTCTACAGTTTTCTTGCCAAATATTGCGTCATAATTATCTTGAAACTTCTTTGTATCAGATGGACGCTGCTTGCTTCCTTTACCGCCGTGCCATGTGCTCATATTAATTATTACTCTTTATATACATTAAGTTAGGTGAAAAGTTTCTTTCTTTTTGATCCATATGTTCTGAATGTAGACTATACCACTCAAGTGCTAATGTTTTCTTAGTAAATGTAGGACTTACAACCTCTCCTGAACTTTTCCAAAAGTACTCAATCCAACCGTCTTGAACAACAGATTCTAATTTCATTTATTAACCTTTTACATTCCAATTTGTTTTTTCTTTAAGTGCGTACTGACAACCTTGGATATAATCACTATCCTCGTCGTTCAAATGTGCCCAATAAAGGCTCACTTTATCTATAAGATTTATAACCTTATCAGGTTCTTTAAGATGAACTTGTGATTCCATCATATCTTGAAGTTCGTCCATCATTGGTGTTACCTTAGCATAAATTCTATTCATAAGTTTCCCTAACATTTAATTTCCTACAATATGATTGTAAATATCTTTCCATTTCCAAAATCTCGGAATAGAACCATTAACCTCGTCTGCGTTATGCTCGTGTGCTACAAGTATTGGATTAAGACCCATTGATTTACCAAGCTTTGCATTCTTTGGTTTATCTTCGATCCACCAACATTCTGTATCACGGTATGGTTCCAAGGCTTCGTCTTTATCGTCACCACAACCAAGTATAATGTAATCGTCAAATAAGTTATCACCAAACAGTAGCTCTAGGTTTTGAATCCGTAGCTTCTGTGCATACTTATTAGTACT